ATGGGATAGGGGGATGGGTTGTAAAAGACCCCCTCCCTATGGCATTTTCTTGAAGTTCTAAGCCTCTAAAAGGAAAAACTTTAAGAAATTATCTTCAATAATGAAAATAATTCTCAAAATTTTTCGATTTAGAGGATTAGAACTTCGAAAGTGAAACATTAAAGGAGGATTAGGAAAACGACGATTTAAACGTAGCATCTTTAAAAAGCTGTGGGGTAAAAATACTACGTTTAGGGGGTCGTTAAAAACTTGATAAATGTTGTTCGATACACAAAAGAAAAGTTATTATTTAAATATTTGAAACTTTTCTTTTATTTCAATCAGAATAAACAATTTTATAACGATGCAAAACATCGTTTTCAACTATTTCTTCTAAATACAACTGCAATAGCTTGTCGTAAAACTCATCGGGTACTTCTCCCTGGGAAGGGGCTACACGGGCAAGATACCCGCACGTGTCATACCCTTTCTCATAGTAGTCATAGTTATACCACTTGTCCCACTCCGTAAAGGGATTATACGGGTTATCAACTGTGGTAAGGGCGCTATACTTTGCCATATATACCCATACTCCTTTCTATGTATACACACGTGATTACAGATGTTTGTAAACAACCATAGTAATCACGCGCGCGTAAACCGATAATAAAAACTAGATATCAATCGGCATTAACAATTTCGTAGATGGCTGAAGTAGAAAGACCAGTAGCCTCAGATATATCGCTAAGGGTATAGCTAGGACCAGAAGAAGTCTTGGCGTTGAACATAGACAGCACTTTCGACTTGGTAGCGGCACTTACAGGTGGTTTATCGTGCGGAGTGGCCAATCTCTTGACCGTGTCCAGGTTGGCATTATTAAGAATCTTGGTCAACGTGGTATCGTGGATAGCCCCTGCCTGAATGGCCTCCCACTCTTTATCTGTGATATCCACCTGTTGTTTCTTAGCCCCCACCGCATCTCTAGCCACCTGGAGGGACCGTCCTTTTGCTTTCTTCAAATGATCGTTGTCCATATCTGGATTTGCATCCTTGATCATTTGATAGACGCTGTTACCAACCAGCTGTGCTTGGCGTTCAAGCGGGGCGTTCTTCAAAGCAGTAGTTAACTTGCGGTCAAGCGATTCAACTTCTTTTGAATACTTCTTTGCCGCTTCAGGTTTGTATTCCAGACTAGGCGCGTTGATGTAAGACAAGCGCGAAGTATTGGCAAGTGCCTTCATCTTATTTGCATAGTCTGCATACAGGGCTTCCGTTGGGGTGCCGGGGTTCTCTTTGCTACCACCAGACGTAAGCTTATACGCATCATCAGCAAGATCCATAAGCGTGGCTTTCTCCGTAACAAGAACGGTCTTACCCTGCTTGTTAACATACGTCTTCCCTGTCTCTTCGTATATCTTCTTGCCTGTTACGGGGTCGATACGTACAGTAATTTTACGCTGGGGTATATCGACCTCGTGCCCCGCACGGGTTATCAGTGTTGCCGCTCCGCCAGTAGTGCTACCCTGATACTTCTTCTTCAGGGCAAGGATTCCATTCTCCTGCTCACTCAACTTATAGTTAAGATGGTGCTTAGCAGCATCGATAACGACCATTGAATGCTTGGTCGCACGGATGATCTCATCGTCCGACGCCCCAAACTGGGTCATGTCATTAAGCAGATTAGAGACTTTACCCATCTCCGTCTGCTCCTGCTTACTGCCCTTCTTCTTAATCTCTTTCATACCCTCGACATATGGGTATCTTTCTTTGGTGTCGAAATTAAGAAGTTCGGGGAACGGCTGACGATACGCAATCTTACGGTTGGCATTGACCGGTATCATGATAACAGTATCGCCATCACAATCGGCACCGGACAACTGATCGGCTGTCTTCTTGTTAATACCAATAGCATCTGGTGCATTGGGTATTATCCGAGACGCTTTGCTTATCTTGTTATCAACCGTAAGAAACGGAATCTCGTACGTACCACCGTGCGGATGCCGTACGAGTGCAACTTTTGTGCCATCCTTAAGTGTTGGCGCGTATACCTTTCCTTCAGGGATATCGGGGAACGGTAACAACACCTTGGTCGCCTGATCTTTAAAGCCCGTAGCTTTAAGGTCACTAGCGGAGGCATCGCACTCGTCGCCAAAAGAAGCAAGCAACTTCTTTCTTACGGTTGGGTTGGTGAGTGCCATAATCTCCTCGTATTCGGCGAGTTTCTTGTTGTACGTCAGATCAAGCTGTCGTTTGATCAATGGCACAGGCTGTTTTGACAAGAACTGAGATGACAGTGTCTTACTCCATGCGTTCCAGTCACCCTGCTCATTAACGACATTAATAGCAGACAGTTGCCGCTTGCCTTCTTTATCGTAGTAATAACGCTGAATCATATCCAGCTTTTCTTCCGGTTTCAACGCTGCACCAAACGGATTAGTTTTATCTCCGGTAAGAGGCTTGAACACTTTCTCGGGCGGCGTACCGAGATGTTTGTTTGTATTAAAGATGATATCAACACCGGGCGGAAAGTCCTCATCGTCGGCATACATTGCCATGCCTTTGAGGAAATGTTTATCGTCTACACCGATACGAACCTGCGCATACATGGCTTTGCCAAGGCTGATATCATCAACACCTCTGCGAAGCTCAATGCAGCCGTCTCTATCTAGCCCACCTTCTTCGTTGTAACGTATCATTACACGCTTACCATCGACGCACTTTATAGGATATGCGTTCTCGAAGAGGCGAATGCCGGACTCGTCGTCAATGATTTTGCTTCCGAGAGCCTTTATTTTGTACCTGTCTTTAAACAGTTCGGCATATGGCACATCCCCTTTAGTCAGCACCGCGATGGTAGTCTGATGCTTGGTACCAAGCTGATCAACACGAACGTTCTGTTTTTTGTACCCTCTTGTTTCCAGCATAGCAATAGCTGTAGCAAGCCGGGTTTCGCTTGTTCCAAGATGCAGATTAACGCCTTCACCAACATCAAGATACTTGTATTTGTTTACCAAACCCTCAAGCTGATCGGCCAGTTCTTTTGTCGCATTGGTTCTGTATTCGGAACCTTCTTTCAGCCAACTACGAACCGTTGACTCAGGACAGTTCATCAACTCGGCTATTTTGGTATTAGCATACCCGTGCTCTTTAAGGTTTCTGGCACGATTAATGTTGTATGCCATCTCCTGATCCTTGGTTATCGAAACATATGCGCGAAGTTTTTCGGTCTTCATACCAAAAGCGTCGGCGATCTGTTTTTCGGTAAGTCCTTTGGCGCGCAAGGCAAAATACCGATTTCGAAATGTCTTCCAGTGCTTCTGAGGGTCCTGCCCGGAACCCCAGCGATATCTACCAGAATGTGGTGTCATTCCCACATGCGGCGTACCGTAATGCATTATGGTATCCGAATAATCGTATTCAAGGCCCATACTGCTGTTCCTCCTTTATAGATTTGATAATCGAATCAAATCTGATTATTTTGTCCATAATTGGAACAATATCTTCAGCCGTCGGCGTACCAATCAATATGTCGTCGTTCTGATAGATTCTCAGCTCAGTAACGACCTCGCCGGGTTTTATTTTGTACTCAAGAAAAAACAAAGCAGCATAGATCTCCAACTGATGTAAAGAAGCCGGTATTACGCCGGTCTTTAAATCATGGATTCTAAGCTGCCCTTTCCTGAACGCTATAGCATCTGCTGTCCCGAAACAATTCTCTGAATAATACAGAGGCTGTTCAGGCGTCATGTGATACGATATAGCATCATTCACATACATATTTAAAGTCTTTTCGGACTTTGGTAATTTCTGTCCCACTTCGATGAGCTCTTTGGCAAGTGCATGTAAGCGCGTGCCTCTCATCGTTGCGAGATAATTATTATAGGCTGCTATGACTTTATCATCGTCATAATTCAGCCAAGAGTATTTACTTGCCCCAAGGAATGCATGCGCACCTTCTGGGACGTCACGATAATGCTTGTTCCATTGCATCCAGGACCTCCTTCATATTTTCAGGATACACAAAAGACGAAAACGACATCTCATTCATTTTGTCTACGTAGTAATCCTGATTTGGTCGGTGACTAGCATTCGCACTCTTTTTTACTTCGAGGGTTGCCCATCTGTTTTTGTAAAAAACGGTAAGATCCGGAATACCCTGGATGTCATTCGGGTCGTTCTTAATGACTATGCAACCCGGGAACCTTTTTGTAAGTTCCTTTTTCAGTTTGTATTTGAACTCCGTTTCATTCACAAAAACACCTCCCTCATTTTGTATAAAAAATAAAAGGGATCGAAGTACGACTCCAATTAGCCTTACTCTATCCCTCTCTCTTCTATTACACGAGTTGTAATTTTTGCGAATGCTTTTTAATAGGCGGAAACATGCTCTGTCACAAAGCTCTTCTCGTTGAAATTCTTCTTTTGAGACAGGGCTCGTGATATTGCCAGGTCTATCGGAGCGGTGCTCCTCATTTTGTAATAATACAAATTCTTGTACGGTGTATTTAGACGGTCTATTCTTCCTTCTGCCTGCTTGGTCATTCGGTACGAGTACGACTGTGAGTAGAACACAATTGTGTCCGTCTCTATACAATTCCACCCTTCGCAGCCGGCAGCATATTGTACCAGATACGCCCAACGTTCTCCTGTCGGCACATCGGTATGCATTTCTCCGTTCCATTCGCCGACAGTTATTTCGTGCTTATTACAAATCTCACGAAGTATCTCCAATTCGTAAGAATAATTGTAAAACACGATGACGCGCGGATGCTGCAACAACAGCTCTTCCATTGCCATCTGTCTACTCACGTCCGTGTTAACAACTTTGCGCAGCAAATAGCACAGCTTCCCGTTTTCTTTGATGGGTTCGTTTTCGTACGGGTCCCACCGGTTTCTCATCACGGTTCTGTAAAGTGCCTGATCATACATGACCGGTATCATTATGTGGTTGGATGTTGTCTGTCTCACATAAAGCATGCGAACCATTATATCTCTTCGGTGCTGTTCAAGTTCGCCAACATTGATGAACCGCTCTATTTTGGGATATTTAGAAAACCGACTGAACACACAGTGCCGTTCGTTGAATTCCGTTTTATTTCTGTAGAAACCGTTAGCGATAAACACTGGAATGTAATCGGTCCATGTATCACCGGGCGTGGCAGACAAAAGAATCCAATGATTCTTTCGCGCAATATTGAGGAATGATTTTGTCCACGCTCCGAAACCGACAACTCTCTGTTCATCAAAAATAAAGAATGCTCCGTAGACATCCTTATACTTTTTGATGTTATTCCAGGAGTCAATAGTTACTTTAACATTTCCATCATTGACACCGGTTCGAGTTGATAAACAGAAGTGACCGCATTCGGCTTCCCATTCATATGAGTCTCTTTTCTTCGCAGTCGTTATTATGTACAGGTCTCTCGGTCGGGTCATAAATTTGAACGTACCAGTTCCGTTTACGTTAAGGCAACCTCCACACTCAACCATGTAATAATACGCTAATGCTGTCCTCGATTTTCCGGTTCCAACATCGCCGCATAAGATGCAACCATTCTTCATCATTTTGATGGCTTCAATTTGATGAGAAGAGAGGATGGTCACCAAAAATATCACCTCCAACTTTTTGTATAGCATTTTGCTATACATTTTGAGCAACTAGACAAATAGACAGAAAAATATGGCAAAATAAAAATATTTATGAAAAAATCATCAT